AGATGGTAGAGTAATAGATGTAAGATTCAATGATGGTCGTATAAAAAGAGAGATAATAGAAACTGGAGAATCCATATGGATTGGAGAACAACAACCAAAATCAACATTATTAGATAGTTTTTATTCAGCAATGGCAGATTATCGTGGCTAGTGATAGGGTAGGTAAAACAGCCGCAAATCTTGTAGCAGTACCTCCATTTGAGATACAGACTGTTAGTACAGATTTTTTATTGGAACAACCACAGGTTGAAGAAAATATAATGCAAGTACCTGTAAACGAAAAACTCATGAAGAGTATTAGATTACATGGTATAACAAATCCACTTCTTTGTATGAAGGAGTGGTACCCGTTAGCTGGAAGTCAAAGACTAAGAGCGGCGGCAGAAATAAAGAAACAGTATCCAAACTTTACTGTGGACGTAACTGTTCACAGATTTTTAGAGGATTACCATAATTGTTTTTATCTTTGGCCTGATGAAGAGTTTAGAAGTCAAGCTATTGCTATCTGGTTTCAGATGCAAGAAGTAGTATTTAAATCACTTTATTACGATACCGAGATGGATAAAGACGGAACTAAAATGACCGAATATGAAGATATCGGTGAACAACTAAAATGGAATAGAAATGGAAAAACTAGAGGAAATTCTGATGAATCTTAGTTTAGCAGCACTACCGTTTTTTATACTTTTTATAATAGGCGGAGTATTATTTAGCTAAATGAGAGTAGATGAATTACTACAAGAAAAACGCATTGACTTCAAAGTCTCAGGTCAAGACTTTGTTG